TGCTTGCGGCGCCGTCACATTCCATGTCAGGGTTTGCGCTCTACCTGCCGTCACTTCCACAGTACGTGCTGGCAGTGTTTCTTCTGGCACCCCTGGGCCACCGGTGCTCCCCCTGACCTCAATCCGCATGTCGCGGGCGGTTGTGTTCCTCACCGTCACTTGAGCCAGGTACGAATCGCCTTCGCGTACCAGTGCAGGCAATCCGGAGATCAGCTGAAGATCTTGAGTTGTCGAAATGCTTGCCGAGCCCTCGCCGAAGCGTCCCACTCCTTCATCGGCCATGGCGACAAGCCTGAATGAGCTGATTGAGTCATTAAGGGGGACCGTGACCGTGGCTCTGCCCTGGTCGTCCAATTGAACGCGAGACTCCCATAGCAAAAGAGTATCCAGCAACTCGCGCGTGGGACTCTTGCCCCCGCCGCCTCCCGCGGGCAAGGCTTTGCGCCCGTAGTGACGACGCCCTACAACTTGAGTCTGTCCGCTTGCAGTTTGCACACCGTAGCTTCGCCGCTGAAACATGGAGTCAAGCAGAGCCCAGCTTTCGTTGCTTGCCAGTTCAAGCAGGGCCTCGTCCACGGCAGCAAACGCCACTTGAGCATGAGCAGCGGGAGAACCGTCGGGCATCGTCACCCGCACTTGCACCTTGGCTTTGTCCCGCACCTGGTACTGCTGCTTTTCGGGCATCACATTGACGTTCAGTCGAGCCTGCTTATCGTCCACACGGATTTCAGCCAAGCCAAAGCGGAAGGCAGGTTTGGACAAATCAATGAGCGCAGTGGGCGGTTGGTAAGCATCTTTGTTCCGATAGGTGTCCAGCCAGGCGGAGGGCTGCTTCCACCCCCAGTCAAAGAAGGAATACCAGGGGACTTTATGCAGGCGACCACGCAGTACAAGCGCCGACACATAGACATTGGGACCCCATTCCGGCCTAACGGGAATACGTATGCGAGGGTCCTTGCCATCCAGCTCAACAATTTCGGCATGCAACACGCCCTCCCGCTCTACGGTCACCAGGGCCGTAGCTTGACGAAACGGCATACGGACCTGGAACTCAGCGGCTTCTCCAGGCTCGTAGTTCTTCTTCGCCGGGATAATGTCAATGCGATCATCATTTCCCGCATCGAACCATAGCTCTGCGGCTCCGGTAAGCCATACCCGTGTGGAGGCTTCGCTACGCCGGCCGACATCGTCCATGACCGAAGCAATCAGCTCGATCGACCCGGGACGATCGAGCGTGATTTCGCAATGCAGCCCACCCTGCTCGTCGGTTGTGCCGCTGCAGACCTGCCCCAAATCCTCGCTACGCGTCTCATGCTGGTAGCTATAGAAGCCACCAACCATTCGCTGGCGCACGGTATAGGTCTTGTGCGCCACTGCACGTATGTCCATATCGACACCGGCGCGCGGTTTCCCTTCGGGCGTCACAGCCAGCGCGTCAACACCTAGAGGTTTGCCTTGTTGAATCCAGCTTTCGCTCCGAATGCCGGCCACAACGTCAGATGGCCAGGCAGTGACCACTTGACTGATTGTCTGTATCTGCCCATTCGGATCGGAGAAACCGGCTTCAAACCGTAGCTCACTTGGCCGAGTAATTTTGGGCAGCGAATCGATCTGAGTTCTCGTGCCACCTTGCTCATCCAGCACTACCTGCATTTTGTCGAGGAAAAGCCGTTGGTCACTCCCTTCTTCGGCTTCCCCCCCCGCCTCTTGAGGCGCACTAAAGGAAAAATCTTCGTAATCGGGATAATTAAGGAACTTGTCCCGGATCACACCGGACAACGACACAGGTAGCCCTGCAGCTGCGCCACCCGACACGTAAGAGATCTGAATATCGGCGTTGAGCATCGTGGGAGCCACAAGCGCCCCTCGTTCCTCACCCGAGCTGATCTTGAGACTTCCCGCCAGAACCGGCAGCTTGAATTCCTCGACCCGGAACCGGCCGCTAGGAGGTGAGTACGTTCCCTCCCGCTCGAGCGTGACGAAGTACTCGCCCAATTTGGAAGAGCGGTTGAGCTCGAATTCGCTATACGCACTAAGTCCGCCAGAGGGAGTTTGTTCCCAGGATAGCTCCTGCTCAATACTCTGACCGGAAGCAGAATGGACTATCGAAAGTTTATTGGGAAGGTCTTCGGCAGAAGGCAGGCCGAGTCCATCGCGGGTTTCAGTTCGCACAAAGTGCTTCATTGATACCTTCTCGCCGGCCCGTAACAGAGTCCGATCAAACACCGTATGAGCCACTGTCGTCGGCTCCGGTGTCGCATCTGTAGGAACATTGAATCGCCATGACTCCATTCCCCGATTCCAATCCGACAGCACAAACGCAAAATCGTTTTTCCCGTGCGCCAAAGGATGGTCTTCGTCGATGCGGGCCGAGACGTAAAGACCACTGAGGCCGGTATCATTGCAATAACCAGGAGCCGCCAGGGCCTCGGTATGATGCCAAAGTCCGGTGTCGTCTGTACGTCCCTCCGCCATCAGCTGGCCAGAGCAATCCAGAACCCGGATGTCCGCCTCTGGAACAACCTGACCATCATCCAGTGTCGTCACCCATACCAGTGCGTCGTCTCGCCCCTGCTTCAGGTGCACACTCAAATTGGTGACCAGCACACCCGTGCGCACATACATGGGTGATGCAGAATCCAACAAGGCCCTGCCCAGACGCGGCGACTCAACTTCAAGCACATGAAAACCCGGCTCCGGCAATGGCACACCGATGACTTCCATTGGGCGCTCGTCGTCCTGGCTTGCACCTGGCAAATTCAGTGTCCGGATACCTTCGCGTCCGCGTAGGACCGAATAGCCGCGCACGTCAATCGTGTCTTTTCCGCCCTCGCCCGGCTCCTGACCGGCAAGCACCCGCCTTATTTGTTGGCGGGTCCACAGTCCCCCGTCCAATCTCTGCAAACTGGCGTACCAACGCAAGATTTCTGCATCATCCCGCGCCACATAATCACGCACGGTGCCAAGTGGCTTCTTCAGATCGCGTGCCAGCAATTCAGCCTCGACATTCCGGACTGTCAGAGGCACGGCGGGTGGATATTCGTCTTCACTACCATCCGGCGGCACGTTCGCGAAACGCTCGACCGTGCCGAAGGTACCAGAGGAGAATTTCACGAGCGCTGGGTAGGCCGCAGTCCGTATCGTGAGCGGAAACTGATTCTTATTGGCAAGCGGGCGACCCGCGTCATCCTGCAGATCAGCTGGCAACTCAATTGTCACTTCGGCTTCCGGCTCGAACGGACCCGGGAACACAATCTCCTGAACCAGGGACTCGGTATCGTCCTGCTCACCGACATTGGCGAAAAACTCTTTATCACCGATGCTCAAACGCACCTTCGCCGCCAGCTCGGCGGCGATCGGCGCATTAAATCGCACAACAATTGGCAGCACCGGCAAGCAGTCTGCCTTGGCGTTTTCTCGTTGACACGATGTAGTCGCCTTGAATGGAGGGCGAACCTTGAAGTTGAAGGTATGCGGCTTAGCCGACGCGACGCCATTGGGAGTGGCCACCCCCTTGTCCACGACAAGACGCACTCGCGCATCGGTAGATAGAAGCCTCTTGCACTGAACCAACTGCACCGAAGCGTCATCGACACTTTCTGACAGATAGGCGGCCTCGAGGATCGCCTTGCGCTGAGCCGGCTCGTCGATCAGACGGATTGGAACCGCTTCTCCCAAACCCTGAACGCTACAGTGCGCATGCTTTTCCAATGACGCGGAATCGACAGCTCCGTTGAATTGCAGGATGAAGACCTGATCCTCGTCGACGATATCGCCATAGGGCTGCCTGCTGACCACCTGTGGCCCACCCGTTCCGAACGTGTAAGCCGCCTTGCCGGTGAGGGCACTTCCGGCCAACGTGCGAAAGCTGCCATCGAGCGAAGCCGTACATTGCACGCCCGGTCCGGGTGGGGTTCTGAACACATAAGTCCAATTCCGAGCATCCGTCCATCGTCCATCACCGACCAACGATGCGTCGTTGCAGCTGACCGTTAAAGGTGCCGGAGCCTGTGCATCACCAAAGGCAATGACCGATTCATTGAACGTCGCCTGCACACTTTCAATCGTCGCGACCGTTCCTTGAGGAGAGAAGTGAGTTATGTGAGCTGCATTAACGGACGCCGACGCCACCACGAACGTCATTGCTAACAAACCACTACCTCTCATGGTTTCCTCTCGTGCACATTTTTTGGACTCCGTGCAGTGTACTCAAACCTTTTGAAGGAATAAAAGCAATTCCGCATTGCCTCGGGCACAAAAATTGCTTAACGGCCGGTTACATGAATGAGCGACTTAAAACTAAAAGGAGAGCTATGAATATCTTCGAAACCCTCCGCGAAAACCACGACCTTCAACGCGATCTGGCGGCGCAGATCCTCAACACTAGCGGTGCTTCTGAGCAACGAAGCAACTTGTTCGAGAACTACAAGTCCGTGCTCACCGCCCACGCCACCGCCGAAGAGCGCCACTTTTACATTCCTATCATGGACAGTGATTCAGGCGTGGAAGCGGCTCGACATGCCATCGCCGAGCACCACGAAATCGACGAGTTGATCGAGGAGCTAGAAGAAACCGATCCGTCAAGTTCAGCCTGGCTTGCAGTGGCGAAGAAACTTACCGAAAAGGTAGAGCACCACCTGGACGAAGAAGAACAGATTTTTTTCCAGATGGCCGGAAAAATACTGAATGAAAAACAAAAAACGGCACTTGTGGAGCCGTATCTGAAGGATTACCACAGGGGCCTTGAAGCCTGACAATGGCTCTTAGCCCGGGCGCTCGTTCTCGTCGTACTCCAAATCGCTGAACATTTCGCGTAAGGTGCGTGGACGATCTTCGTGCTCGGGCAAAGACTTCAGACGCAGTTGACCCAGCGCGGACTCATCGTCCTCGCTAAGTGGCTTGGGCAATAACCAAAAGACGCTCATGCGCCGTTGGTGCAGCTGCTGAGCATGAAAAAGCAAACGTTTCAATCGAATCTCTCCTCGATATCGGCGGCAATGGCCGGTTTCGTTCTGGATAAATCGTGACCGGTCAAAAGGGCAGCGCCCAAGTCCTTCGCCACGAGTGTCTTTATACCCTAGCATATCGTGATGACAGGCGCTGTCAGCAAGCGTTTGCGCGCCCAAAGCGGCTGCCCGCTCACCATTTTTATGTCATAATTGCCAGCTTGCCCCTCTAGCTCATGCTTGGTTAGAGCAGCGGACTCATAATCCGTTGGTGCCGTGTTCGACTCACGGGGGGGGCACCACCCCACCTTCCACACACTCCCCAACTTACGCAAACTTACGCAATTGTTCATAGTGCGTAGGCGGTGCCTGCAGGCACTCCAAAATCCACATTTTCCACGCACTACCAACTTATTTGCCAACTTTATTACGCAATTCTTCGGGCTTGATTACGCAAATCGGCCCGGCTAGAATGGCTTGGCCTCTGCAGGGGGATGAAAATGGCTTCTATAGTCCAGTACAGCGGTGGGTGGCGCGCACATATATATGTGGGCGGAGTACGCGAATCCGCGGTTTTCAAAAACAAGTTCGATGCCGAATCATGGGCAGAGGAACGAGAAACTGAACTGAAACTATCCAAGCGCTTTGCTGATAAAGCAAAGCGCCTAGCGAGCAGAAAGCATAGATTTCTTCAAGCAACAGGGGAATACTCGATTGCCGAGATCGTGGGCACCGCTGTGCCTATTCCGCAAACTAGCGGGGTATATTTCCTGATCAAGGGCGACATGGTTGTATACGTTGGGCAATCTAAGAATGTATATGCCCGAATCAGGCGGCATCTCGATTCCAAGGCTTTCGACAAGATCAATGTCATTGCCTGCGAGGAATCCGAACTAAATAGGCTCGAACGTATGTATATCCGGAAATTTTCTCCGATTCTGAACATAGTAGGCAAGGTGGGAATAACTGAGGCAGAACTGGCCGAAGGCTAGTAAACCTGGGCACAGAATCGAATGGCATCATTTAGGAAATCAGGCAAAGGCTGGCGAGCAGAGATTGCCAAAAAAGGCATTCGCGACAGCGCCACATTCCCGACGAAGCGGGAAGCGCAGGAATGGGCCGCCAAACGCGAATCCGAAATTTCCAACATGAGAGCCGGAAAGGTCATCCGCTGGAAGCTGACGGACGTACTAGATCGCTATATCAAAGAGATAAGCCCCACCAAGGCAAGCGGCGACAAGGAAATATTGAGGCTGAGGGCCGTACAGCGCGACAACCTCGGCGCGATGGTGATGCAGGACATTGGCCCGACCGACCTTGCGGCATGGCGAGATAGGCGGCTGGAGTCCGTCAAGCCCTCGTCCGTACTGCGGGAAATCGGTTCGTTACGAGCCGTATGGAGGCAGGCGAAAAAAGGGGAATGGGGCTATGTCGATCATGACCCTTGGGCAGAAGTCACAAAGCCCAAGGAATCCCCGCCGCGTGATGTGATATTTGAGGATGGGCAGGTCGAGCGCATTGTTGAGGCATTAGGCTATGAAGGCGGCACACCTGCCGACAAACGCCAAGAGACGGCGGTTGCCCTACTGCTTGCCCTAGAGACGGCCATGAGAGCCGGGGAGTTAATCGGCTTGCGTTGGGAACATGTAGCCCTAGACAGACGAATTGTTCGGCTACCGAAAACCAAGAATGGAGACGCCCGAGACGTTCCCCTGTCGCGCAAGGCCATTGATCTGATCGAGAACATGAGGGGCCGCGATGAAGAGCGCGTATTTACCCTGAATTCTGCCCTGCTGGATACCTATTACCGCCAGGGCCGCGATCTGGCCGGTGTCACTGGCCCAACATTCCACGATTCAAGAGCTACCGCCCTCACCCGGTTATCTAAGAAGCTGGACATATTGGAGCTAGCGAAGATGGTGGGACACCGCGATCCGCGTAGCCTCATGGTGTACTACCGACAGTCTGCCACAGAGATTGCCGCCAAGCTAGATTAAAAGAGCCCGCCAAGTGCGGGTTTTTTTGTGTTTAAAATACTGTATTTATATACAGTATCACCATGAAGACGCCACCGCCCCTGACCCGAGAAGAACTGATCGAGATTCAGCACGGCCACCGCCGAAACGCGGACGTATGGCGACTTTTGCATGACATAAGACGCCTTCGCAGCATCGTATTGAAGGCGCGGCAGTATATGGAGCTAAAGCGCACCGGCTACGATCACGCCGACCAGATCGGGGAAAGCCTGTGGGAAATGATGCAGATTGAGCCGTGCATCAAAGAAGATGACCAGCTACGTGCGGAGCTTCGAGACGAGCTACGCAAGGCAGGTCGGAAGTAGTCAATACCTCTGGTTTATATAGTTCAGCGACACAAACATGGGGTCAAACGAACCATCCCGACAGTCGTGCAGCATCAGAAACCCGCGCCAGTGCTTATTGCCTTGTGGGCCTAAATAATCCTCGTCATGCTCGTAGCACGACCCGGCAATAATGCTGGTGATCATCTGCCCGTTGGCCTTAAAACCTGTGGCAATCTGTAAGCCCTGCTGGTGGCCTGCAATACAGCTTTGATGCTTCTTATTGAGTTGAGCCTGTGCGCTGGTTGCAGGTCGGCCCATTACGCCGGTCTGGAAGTAGTGCGAAAAGGCGATCCCCTCGATTTCCACGACCTCGAGAAATGGGTATACAGTCCAGCCGTAGGCACTGTAGGCCAGGTCATCCACCGACAGAACGCCGTCAAGTTTGGCGTCGTCTTCCACCGCCCGAACGATACGATGCTCATGGTTGCCAAGCGTCATGATCATTTTCGGCTGGTATTCCGGCTTGCCCGCCTTAGTAGCCCTCCGGTTATGCTCAACGATGGGCATTAGAAACGCCTCCATCGCATCATGCGTCGCGTTTACGTCTGCCCTGTATCGCCTACCCTCGAATGATTTTTTGCCCCGGTCGTAGGATGACAGACTCGGCATGTCTGCAAAGTCACCAATGCAGACTATGTAATCGGGGCGCTTATCCACCGCGTACTGCCCTATTTTGCCAAGGTAGCCGAAATCGGTACCGGGCTTTGCCTGTACGTCTGGCAGAACAAGGATCTTGGGGCCAAGTCGAGGTTCTGCTGTCTTACGCGAGGCTTGCTCCGAAGAATATCCTGCTCTAGTTGCGGCGGCCTTGGCGAGGTTGATCCCCTTGTCCACCGTGCGACGACTGAGCCCTAATGCCTCTGCCGCCTTTTGGTTGCTCCCGTGCTTGTTTACGGCATCAATGTACTCACGCTGACGCTCGGTGGCCCACTCTTTGATTCTTGGGTCGATTACTTGCACAGTTCGCTCCACTTGCGGTTATGGTCACGCACCTGCCTTTGGATGGACGGCGGCGTCTCGCGTACTTGCTGCTCAGAGTCGAAGTAAATCGGGCTGGCAACGTCGCAGTAGTTACCGCTTTTGACTGTTGCGCACCCAGTCACGCATAAGCTCGTCAGTGATAGCGTCGTCAGACATAGAAGCTGTTTCATGCTCAACATTGCGTGCTGTCTCCCTCGCCTTGCGATTGATTTGCTCGACTTCGCGCCGAGCTGCATCCTTCCCTGCCGCCTTCCCCGATTGTCGAATGCCAAAAAAAGCCGCAAAAGCTGCGGCGATTAGGGCGAGGTAGGGCCAGATTCGTTGCCAGATCATGGCGTGTTGTCCCCCACGTTGATGGCTGAGTCTGCATCAGCGCCAAGAAACCGCATGCGCTCGGCTGCCCGACGCTTTCGAAGCCCCTTGATCGATTTCTTGGCGGCGTAATGCCAGACCGAGAACTGATCGGCGGCACCTTGAATGTCGCCCGCGTTGTACCGTTTGAGCAGAGTCGAACGCTTAAAGGCTGCAACGCCGATGTTGTAGGCCAGTGAAACCAGCGCATCGAGTTCGCATTGACGCGGGGAGCGATCAAGGGAAGAAGTGACGCCGGGGATGAAGTCACGCTCTAGCCGCCTGCGAAGTCTGTCCTCGGCTTCCTGCTCGGTAATCACCATGCCGGGTGTCACGTTCTCTGTATCGCCGTAACCAATCGTCCACTTGCCTACAATGTCCTTGTAGGCAGTCAGGGACAGCCCTTCGTAGTACTTCAACAGCTTGATGCCTTCGGGAGATACGAGCGACACTCCGATTTCGTCCGTTCTTTCCTCCGATTTCGGAGTGAAGAGACTTAGGATCCATCGAAGCGCTGATTGGAGCCGGGTCATTCGTGCACCTTTGGTTGCTCGATCAATCGGCCCACAGCCCCCAGGCCCAACACAGCGAACGTAATAACTCGCATCCAGTTATCGGGTATCAGTGCTTGCATGTCGGCAGGCAGCGCTATGTATGCGCCCTGGATTGCTCCGGCTACGAGCATGGCCTGCACGCTGAACATGCGCCACCACTTCTTTGCTTCAGGTATCAGCTTCATTGCGAGACCTCCATTTCTTTCTAAGCCAGTCGAATATCAGGAACAGCGAATAGATCGCCGCGCACATGGCCGCGAAATCGCCCCATGAATTGATGCCTGCCGCGCTAAGTAGCTTGGCTAGTCCTACCCCGCTCCAAGCTGCTCCGGCTTTAGCAACAGCGATCTGTTCCTCGTTCATGTCATTCCCTTGGGCGTAAAAAAAGCCCTCCGGAGAGGGCAGGCGAAAATTAAGCCGCTACTCGGCGGCTGTGAGGTCAGTTGGCGGCCAGTGCGCCTCTAGGTCGTAAGTATCGAAATCACCCGGATCGAGTAGCGCAATGGCTTCATGATGCTGACGCTCTGCCGAGTAACAAGCCTGCACGAACTGCCCGATCACCCCGGCGATCTCTTTGACCTGCCCGATGGTGATTCGCACCCATCCACTCGCAGCCTTGAAATCCACTTCATCCGCATCAGTCAGACCAGCAAACTCCGCGTTCGCGACAACGGACGTAATACGGTTCTGGTCATCAATCGAAGTGCCTACAGCAACACCGCTCGGGAGCGTCAGGCCGCCCGTCATCACTGCCCACCGTTTGACCGTAACCTCGGCCATTAGCAGATTCTGCTTCGCCTTGTGCCCAACGCTGTCGAGTTCCTGTTTAGTAGGTGCTGGCAAATCTGGATGACCCCATGCCGCTATGTAAGGGCCGCTGCCATCGTCCTGCAGGCGAATGGTTCCACCAGGCTCGAAGTCTTCTGCACCCAGGCTCGGATAAATTGCAAGTATTTTTTCTAGCATTACAGTGCCCTCACCAGATGTCCTGAAAGCCAGGTTCGCGACACTTGCGAAGCGGTCGAACCAGCAACTGAAGAGAATGCGTACATTTCGACGTAATCTCCGACCGATAAGACAATATCCCCCGAACACATCGGGCTAGATCGCAGATGCAGGGTGGAAGACGGAACCGAAGTCCATAAGTGTTCGACGCCATTCTTATAAATTGAAATGACGTTCTCCACTTGGCTTGCCGCACTTATATTGGCTGTCGCGTCAAAGTGATAGACGCCATCTATTTTTGCTGTGAACCTTGAATTGCTAGTGTTGAATTCGCTGTTGTAATCGTAGTAAGCGACGCTTAGGTTTATTTTCGTATACGTCGACGCGGGTATAGATTGCCCCGAGCCAGAATGTGTCGCCGCGAACGCGCTTCTCGCAAGTAAGGGTGCTTCTACCACCCAGTCCATATTCGCGGCGTTGCGGCGCTTTAACAGGCCGTTCCCGGTGTCTGCCCATGTCGCATACGGCCAAGCCATCGCGGCAGGATCGGTCGCACCAGCGAAGTCCGTAGCAATGGTCTGGAATGCATCATTGGCATCAGCCACCATATCCGCGCCGGAATACGGCGGCGTCGTTTCGAGTTGAGATCGCATAGCTACTCCTAGTAAGCCTGAGTAATCCAGTTAATGACGCCCTCTTTGGGCGTGTTTCCGTTAAGAATCTGAATATCGAAGCCGGTCCGGTCGGTGTTGGTGAGCTTTGCCCAATCCCCGTTGACCGCATCGAAGATCGTGATCTGTGGGCTGGCATCGTCGGTGTGGAACTCTTTCGGATAGGTCACACGCAGACCGGCAGAAGGAACCGTGATTTCCGTGTCCTGCTGCATCAGATCGGGAACGTCTATCGACCACTCGAACTTCGTGACGTAAGGGATGATTAGCGGATCGTCGGTAGACAGAACCAACCGCACATCGAAGTACCGGGCGTTGATCAAGCCGGGTACGTAGGGTCGCCACTCGGTCCAATCTCCTACTGACTGCGCATGTCGAATCTGCGGGATGACAGAAATGTGTTGGAGGTCCGACCCATTCAGAATGTCGTCAACCTCGAAAATGTCGGGTGCCGTCAGAATGTCTGCGGTGATATTTCGTGCAATGACATTCAGGTCGAAGTCCACCCGAACCGGCGTGATGTAGCCGATATCTACCTGCTCCGACACATCGTTGGTGTAGATTCCGCTAGAAGCAGGACCGCCGTACCAGAGCACGTCCTGAAGGGCGAGAACATCATCTACTGCGAGAATGTCTCCTTGTGGGGCAAGGGTCAGCATCCCTTCATAGGCCATCGCCCCACCAGTGAAGGTGCCTGACCAATCCGGGGCTTCGTTCTGCTGGATAATCACATTGCGAACAAGCGTCGCACCACTGATCGATAGACTGTCCGGCTGACCGTATACGACTGTGCCCTTAAAGGCGTATCGTGCGGCCACCCAATACAGGCCATTTCCCACAGCTAGAGCCTCAGGCATCGGCGTGATACCGACGACCCGCGAATTCCCCCACGACGCACCGATACGCACTTCGTACTCAGGCTGGCGAACGTCCATTACCCGATCCCAAACAAGCGTTGTCAGACCGTCGCGGAATACGTTGGTCAGACCCTCTAACGCAGGCAGTGGAGACACTAGCCCCTGCACTATGTATGTCTGAGTAGATGGCTTACCAGCGCCGCCCATAGTCGGCCTCGGAGTGACTGTCACCGTGATTCGGTCGTTCGTCTTCGCTTGGATCGTCAGTTGGGTTTCAGTAGTGCGAACTGCTTGCCGTGCCGAACCATTCACCGAAATAGCAACGTCAACCGGCATCTGTCGCGAGATCGACCAGCCAATCACCACATCGATAATGTCAGCCTGGACATTAGCGATTGAATCCGAGAATGTGATAGCGAACACCACCCCGGACAGCAGCGCCCCGTCTCGCGGCGGCGTATAGCGGTAAGGGTTCGTCTCGCTGGCGTAATAGCCCGGATCGTCGTCAATCGCCTGGAACTTAACGCCGTCCTCTGTGGGTTCGACAGCGACGATCTTGAATCGGCGGCCGGGAGTGGACAACGGATCGAAGAACCACGCCCAATCAACTACCGGAACGTCCTCGTACCCTGTATCACCGGGAAGCGGGAAGCCGGTCATGTCGCTAGTGATCGTGAACGTATCCACATCACCGACCGCAGAACTGACCGTAACGGTCTTCATCTGCCCTTCCGGGCCACGAATCATGGCCGTACCCGAACCACCGGAGGGAATGAACTTATCGAGCGTGATCGTGTTGCCAGAGCGCCCCAACATGCGGCCTGAGTAGCCCCATACCGTAAGGTCGTGGCTGATCTGAACTACATCACCGCGATTGGCGACCCAACCTTCAATATCGGTTTCCCACGACACGCGGCGACGATGCCAGACCTGAGACGCGGCAAGCAGATTCGCCTCGCGCCCTGCCATCGTGACGTTCGCGCAGCCCTCGAGGTCCAGTTGCAGTGGGTTGTTCGTCGTCGTTGCGCCCGGAACCCTTACCCGCACCTCGTCCATCTGCCAATTACGGCTCGGGTTGATGAAGTTCAGCACGATCTCGTCAGCCGTGCCTTCGCTGATGTAATCGACCTTGAACGAACCGGCCTTGATGTTGAAGGGACCGAACATTGCTGTGACAGGCAGATC